CTTTTCGGCAATAACCGCATCTGCTCTCCATTTCACAAATGCCTGTGCAACTTCAGCCGCCCATTGTTGGGGTGTCCCATGCATACTGTAATCATCAAGCACGTAATATTCCCCCGCCGCTTTCCCAGCTATAATGATACCGATCTCATCACCATCTACTGTTCCAGCAGGGTCAACTCCGACAACTATCCGCTGCATGTCCGGCAACTCTTCCCGGTACTTTATCCATGCCCTGCGCCATAGCGTTCCACTGTCCAGACTGTACTCCCCGTGCAAGTACCTTTTCCGCTTTGATTCTGACAGAGTGTTCAGAGTTTCCAGGTATTCGGTTGATATGTTCTCAATATTGTCCTCTGGATTCATCCTTATTTTTCCGTAATCTTTCATATCGACAGTGCGCCCATCTGGCAATTCGCCGCGGTGAAATATCTTGTATCCCCAATGGTTTATCGATGGAGGATTATAGTCAATCAATATTCTGCCGCGCATTCCTTCAGGAGGGTTCAATCTGGTGATAATCGTCTCATATGCTGGATATGAAATCTGAGATGCTTCATTCAGGAATATCGTTGCATACTCATTTCCAAGTATCTTTTCTGTCCTGTCTTTGTCATCAAGGCCACCGATCCACACCGTCGAACCATTCGGGAACTCATAAAACCAGTCTGTTTTGTTTAGCTTGACAGCCTTTTTAAGATTCAACGATTCAAGCACGGCTGGCATGGTTTGATGACAGATCGATTGTTTGGCGTGGTTGAACCTGAACCGTGCTACCAAATGATGTGCAGGCTTCTCAAGCGCCCGTTTGCAGATAACCCGTAAAGCGAGAAATGTCTTACCTGACCTTGAACCGCCCTCAAGTAGCACTATCTTTTTCTGTGCTATCAGTCGCGCAGCTTCACGCTGTTTTTCTGTAAGTTTAAACATCTTTCTCCGCATCCTCGAAAACAACTGTCAGCTCTCCGCTATGTTCAAGGTCAATCGATTCCTTCGGCCTACCGTCGATCCTGTCATAGACATACTTCATTGCAGGCACGTCGCCATCCATAGCAAGGGCGATCAATCGGCGAGCTATCGCCTGCTTTGCTGGTATCGGGTTCCCTTCGGCATCTTCAAGGTCGAGCGTGTTCAATTCGGCCCTTAATATCTCGGTCATGGCCTCGGTTTTCTTTGGTCTGCCGTTGGGATTTCCTGATTTACCTGGTACAAATGGCATTGTTTATTCCTTGTTTATCAATCATACCTCTACTACCTCCAATCCTGGCACCGTTTCCCGTAGGTACTGAGCAACGGCAGGCTCATTCTCGTAATACTTGTCAACGTACATCGCTTTGCACATCTCTGCTTTATATTCTGCCTTATAGGTATAGTTTCCTGATGCCATCATGTATAAGACACTCTGCGTATATCCGTACTTTTCAAGCCATCTATAAGTTCGCATGACGTGTCTTCTTGTACCCTGCCTACTCGTAATTATAATATATTCCCCTTCAGGCTTCAAGATAGGCGTTTCCCATGCTTTCCTTAACCGACCGTAAGCATCGCCGAATATCCTGAATAGCGGTTTCTCCCACCATCTTGCAGGGGTTTCTGTGCATAGTGTCCCGTCGAGATCATAGGCGGTCATGATTTATTCACATCACGCATTGATTCAGAATATACCGCCTTAACGTTTCTCATTGGATCAACAACCGGCTTTTCCTTGCCTATTTTCAGCTTATTAGCGGCCTTTATCCGCTTCCTGATGCGTTTCATGTTCCCCTCGATATCGATATTGAACCGTCTGTGTAGTGTTTTCGCCTTGCAAACCGGACATTCTTCTATTTCTCTTTCCTCTTCATTTTCGGATACCATTTGAGAATTGCACGTTCCGCAAATATATTGACTTCTCATCCCTTCCATATATTTTAGCAATTCCTCTTCTGGCTTTTCGCTTTCAACGAATGAGTAGCCTTGATCTGACGCAACTACGAAAGCGCCTACAGCTGCTAAATAGGTTTCTGATATATCAGCAATCTGTTGTGTTGAGTAGCCCTTTATATGATTCCCCTGCTTTCTGATAACATGTTCTATATCAACTTTCGGCATCTCTGTAATCGTTGTTTCCCCGATTGTCCAGCAACTTTGTAATCCCAGTCTCCAGGCTGATATCATGTTCTTTTTATAGAAAGTGTGTACAACATCCATTTCTATCCCATTATTTGACATAACTGCGCGGTCTTTTACGTCCTGAGGTAATGCGTCATACGGTTTCTGATGTTCAATCCACTCGCCGTTTTCGCATGTCCATTCTGTGAACCGGCTTTTACCGTGAGTATACCCGAAATCAACCCCGGTTAGAAATATGTTCGTATATCCAAGTACCTGAGCTGAAAACAATTGTCCAGGTGGTGAGCAAGCAAATAGCGTGACCTCTGTTTTGATTTGTGGTTCAAATGCTGCCATGCGGAGTTGTCCGTCTTTACATTCCCGATCCGAGTACATGATATTTAGCATATTCGCATAGAAACTGTCGCTTTTCCCTCTGGATTGACGATATAGAATAATGTCATTCGGCCATTTTTCAATCAAAGTCGGCCATACTGTCGGGGTAGTAATTAGCTTTGTATCGTATTGCGACCAGTCTACTCCCTGGATTTCCTCAAAAGTGCAGAACGGATCAAGTGCATAAATGTGAGTCGGTGGAGCGCCATATTTCACAAGTGTCAATGCATGGCTCGTGCTACAGATAATACCGCCCTCCCAGTCTTTTAAGTGCGGTAATGTTTCGTCCAGGCTTCCACCTGATCCAACTATGATACACGGCTTGTTCGCTTTGCCGGCTGCGCTGATATCATATGCAGTGCCGGCCTTTATACGATCCTGAATTATCGGCCAGTTTCGGGTTGCGTTGTATTCTTCATGAATTGTCTGTGCTTTATCGGTTGCCTGATTGTACTGTGTTGAATTGCTTTTATATGTGAATTCAGTTTCCACTGTATACGTCCTTTGCGTCTCGGCCTTTCAAAATAAATTTCTCCATGAAACATTCCACAATAGGGATATCTTCGGGATAATCCAGTTCATAGCACTGCCATTCTTCGACTGCATAACAGTGTTTTATTGTCTCTGTGTCAATTTCGCGTTTATCTATAGTTATGTCAAGTTTTGGGTTATTTCCCCATTGCTCCATTGACCAATTATATTCAGCAATTCCCCAGCCTCCGCAGAGTTTCGAATAATTCCAAAACTTGTCGAAAATATGATTCCGTGCTGTGAAATGTTTTTGATCCTGCCTCTTACCTGGTTCATTATGGCTGTCTCCATACCTCTGCTCAAATGATTGATCATTTAAATAAATACAGGTCTCTTTAATCGGTGCAGCAGTAACAATGACGTTGGTCTCAAGCTCAAGATATAGACTGATCATATTATCCAGATCATCCGGTTTTTTAAGCGGGCTTGTTGGTAGCATTGTCAGGATATGATCGCATGGGCCCACCTGTTCCATAGCATGTTTAAATGCGACTCCAGCAGTAATTCCATTTTCCCAGACAGGCCGTCGAACTACATGCGCCCCGTATCTTTCCCCGACCTCCGCGATCTCATCATCATCCGTGGTGAGAATAACCATATCGACTTGCTTACACGCCAAAGCCTGCATAATAGACCATGCAACTAATGGATGGCCGCAGATTGGATATATATTCTTTCCTGGTATTCTTGTAGAACCGCCCCGTGCTGTTATCAATGCTGTTATCATTCCTTAACTCCCCCTACAGAAATTCCGGTTATAAAATATTTATTTGCTATCAAAAATATAGTAAGCAGTGGGAATAACAAGATTACCCCGACTGCCATTTGCCGTCCTAGTGGATTGATATTCAGTTCCCCGCCACCTCGTGTCAATACCTTTCTCATAATCCCGACTACCAAAGTCTGGGTGTCTCCAAATTGAAATACTAACGATTGCCAGACATAATCACTCAATATAAATATCCCGGTTAATAGCGCAATCAACGTTAAGACAGGCAATGCAAGCGGAATTATCACCCTATATAGTATAGTCCATTCAGATGCTCCGTCAATGGTAGCTGATTCTATAATGGCTTTAGGGATTTGCATCATGTAATTCCTTGTCAGATATAGATTGACCGGCTGATATATTGATGTCAGGACAACCGCCGCCATGGTTCCAGAAATCCCCACTTGCCTTATAGTGATATACATTGGAATCATCAGGCTCATCCTGGGAACCATCATCCCCGCAATAAACGCCGCCCATATCAATTTTTCATGTGGAATCTTTTTAAAAGCGAACGCATAGCCCGCCATGGCATACACAATTACAGAGAGAATCACAGTTGCAACCACCGCGATTGCAGAATTGCGAACCCACCGCAATAATGGCCAGTTTGAGATATACCTGAAATTCTCTATTGTCGGCGTATTCGGGATTAGTCGTGGTGGCATCCGTAGAACTCCCTGCACATCCTCAAGCGAATATACCACCATAAACCAGACTGGAAGCAATACAAGTGCCATCATGATTATAAGCCATACTTTCTTCATTGCTTTACCTTAGTTTTAAGCAGAGCAAGTCCGCCAATAATACCCAATAAAATGACAGCCTGTGCACTGGCAAGTCCATAATTCCCGAACAGAAACCCTTGCCTATAAATATGATATGTCAACGTTGCCGCATAGTCCTGTGGGGCAAGCATCATAGGTGTCTCAATAATCTGCCATGCTCCAATCCATGAAAGCAGTGCAAGCAGAACCAGCACCGGCGCAATCGTCGGCATGATGATCCTGTATTTTATCTGCCGCCATGATGCCCCGTCAATTCTCGCCGAGTCTAATATCCCTGGATCAACCGCTTCCACAGTTGCGAGTGTCATAATCAATGCACTACCCATAGCACTGAGTATAACTATCCCGGCAATCACTGGAATGGCCGTTATCCCTTGGGCAAACCATGATATGTTTGCTCCCAGAACCCAATTGACAGCGCCATTCACATGAAATAACCACTTCCAGAATCCTGCTATAATTATCCCTGCTGATAGTGATGGAATATAAAACCCTATTCTGGCAGCATTACGCCACGGCTTTGACATTCTCGACAGAAAACAGGCAAGTGTAAAACTTATAAAAACAGTGCATGGAATCATCAGTGCGGCGTATGACAGAGAATTGGTAACCGCCAGCCAGAAGGTTTGATCAGTAAATGTTTTGATATAGTTATCGAGGCCGATAAACTCCGACCTCATGAAATTGGTATGCTGTAGTGAAATAATAACCAACTGCACCATAGGCCACGCGAAGAATACAATCCAGAGTATCGCCAGTGGTGCAATCAGTATTAGGCTCATTTTACAGATGTCAACTTTTCTTGATATTCGGCAATTGCGTCAGCAGGGCTGATTTTGCCATTTAACAACTTTTGCAGGATCGGAAACTGTAGTGACCGCCTTTCGGTAAATCGCGGGTCAGTGATACCAACATCCTGAATCCCATTCTTTGCCATGATGTCAGCAACTTGCAGAAGATACGGATCTTGGTTTGGAATTGCATCTGTCCGGGTTGACATGATCCCTTGCTTTACTAATTCATTCTGTGCCCATGCGCCATTGAGTAATTCAGCATAATACGCGGCAGGAGTATCAATATCAGTCCCGGTGTTATTGACGATAATTGCAGCATTGGAAAAATAGACAGGTACACCGCTCACCCCTGGCATTGCAGGAAATGGAACGTATTTTACCCTGAACGGTTCTTTTATCGTCCCTTGTTTCATCGATGCATCCCAGTATGGTTTCATCCACGATGGGAAAAATGCTGTTGCGGCAAGGTTTCCATCAGACCATTGCATCACATAATCGTCATCACATAGGGCGGCGCTGTTCGGAGGTATGTACCCGTTTTCATTCAATAAGTTGAAAAACTGATAAACTACCTCACCACCGGTATCGGCAATTGTTGAAACATCATAACCGCCCGGACCGTAGAAATCCACACCAAACGCAGCAAACCAGTTATTGATTAGATAATCCCCGGATTGATTCGCGGCAAACATCCCTGTTGCCCATTTCTCGCCATTGTATTTATGTTTTACCATGCCGGCCATCTTCAGGAAATCAACGATTGTCCAGTCATCAGGCACGGTGTAGCCAATATCATCCATCAGATCCAGATTGATCGCCATGGCTTGCGCGCCCCCGGCTTGTGGTAATGCCATCAGTTTACCGTCTTTTCGGTATGGATCGAGGATCCCCGGCTGGTATTTATCAAGATCGCTGATATAGTCATCCAACGGCAAAGCGAATTCAGGAATCATATATTTTGACGCTCTTACCATTGTATCCATATAAATATTAGGTGGCATACCGGCGGCAATCATGGCATCCATGGTCAGTGCTGACCCATCCGACAAGTCAATTTTGCTTTCCTCAACTGTGATGTCGGGATATTTCAAATTGAATAGCCGGGTTGCTTCTCCAATGAAAGTCGTCCCGTTCTCAAATACGGCATTCCCGGAATGCAGAATCCGCAAGGTCTGCGATTCGGGTTGTCCCGCACTATACATGGTAAAGGCAAGCAATGCCACCATTACCAGAAAAACAAGTTTCTTCATCCATTTTCTCCTGTAAAATAAAAAGCCCACGTTGCACTTCAGGTTGTGCCGTGGGCTAAATGAAGGATAGAATCCCCCAACGACATCCTGAAGTGCCGCCGGTTGATCTCCGATATAACTATACTACCTTCATGATTGCCTGTCAAACCTCTCCTTGCCGAGCCATCACTATCCGTTCCCATCCGCTCCAGCCTTGACACTCCGGGCCGTTCCGAGCCATTCCCTGCCGGTCCTGCCCTTGCCAGCCGCGCCAATCCTCTCCAAGCCAATCCCGTCCTTGTCCTTCCTCTCCGGTCCTGGCCAGCCTTGCATGTCCATTCCGCGCCTCTCCATTCCCCGTCGTTCCAGTCCGCGCCATTCCTTGACATAATATCTTTAAGCAGTCGGAACCGCTTCTTTTAACCTTATTACTGCACGCTTCACAATATCGATATCATCAGCAAGCCCAATATCCTCGGCGACTTCCATCGCCCTATGTATCGCCGCCTCAATGCGTGTTATCTCTGCTTTCATTACGATCACGGCAAGGTCATGATCCGTCCTGACTTCTGCTCGCATTATGTACCCTTGGTTGTTCCCTTCCTTCCTTGGATCTTCGATAAATACCCTATTAACTGCACCTGAAAATACAATATCCTCGGTTTCAATATTAACAGGGATACACCGACTTATAAGCATTCTGGCTTGTTGTCTCCACGTTGTCATTGCTGCCGCTTCCATATCCCAGACAAACCGTGAATGCAATGGTGAATCCGGCTCTTTAGCATCCTTAATAACGATGTCAGGAGTAATATAATTGCCATTCATCCGGTATAGTTCAACCATTCTTTCTTCTACTGTTGTTTTATCCATTAGTTTACTCCTTCTATGTTTTTGAATCCTCGACGCTCAACTTCGGGGCCAAACCACGCTAACATATCTTCTGTTTCTGAATCATAAGGCTCTGGGTTGTTCATATACTCTTGCTGTACGGCCCTACCGCCTTCGGCTATAATACGTTGAAAATTAATATTGTCCTCTGATACCAACTCAAACTGACCGAATGACCCCGATCCCTTTTCTGGCCTCCAGTCACCAACTCCCTGAATCATCCCGGCAGCAGCGAACAGATTAGACACCGTGACCTCTTGTAGTATTGGTGTCGGGAATGAGACAACGACCCTACATGCCCATTCAGGAATAATTGACCTTGTTCTGACACGCGGCGTTTTTGTCATTCCGGCATCCCTTGTGATTGCCATAAACAGTTTCGGGATACCGTAGATTCCTATTCTTTCACCCTCGACCCACATCAGCCTCCCCATTTGTGCCTTTTTCGCTCCAGGGATATCAACCGCTGTGCAGGAGATAGCCTTTTTGAATGCTGTTGCAAGATGAGCAATGAATGTTGGTTCTCCGTCAGGAAGGGTATACGGTGAATTCCTAAACTCGACATAGGGATTCTGTTTCAGTGTGGATTCTTTTTCTGCTCTGCTTTTACTTTTCGGAGGCAATAGCAGATCGCGCTTTGATTTCTCAGATAGTCGGTTAAGAATGATTGGCGTTTTGCCAAGTACACAATAAGAAACCCTTTCCATTTTGATCTTGATGACGGTATTGTCAACAACTTCTGTCTTTGCCATTTCGCTCTCCTAATAAAAAAGGCCGCTAATTGGCACAGAGCTAAAGCGGATATCAGAAGACATCCCTCTGTGCCGACTAACGGCCTACGATAATATTGCCAACGCTTTAGAACCGGCAACCTATATATATTATACGTCACTTACTCCTATATTACAAGTGCGCTACTTCGGGGCCTTCTTGGTGTAGCGGTATTGCCACTCAGTGTGAGTCTGTGCATCCCGCTTTAGATTTTCAAGATTGCCTGATTCGTTAAAACATGCAGGAATCCACTTGTCGTCATGTCTGCATAGTTCCACAAACCACCGCTCCGGCGTGAACCCCTTCGGCAGGTTGGCCAGGTCGAGGGGCTTTGACTTAGGCATGGCGAGTTTCCATATCCTCTCCTGGCATCCCATTAATGGGCAATCTTGATCATGATCAAATGTACACCCATCACAGCCACCGAGCCGTTCTTCTGGAGCAGACTTATACCGCTGACCATCCACCCACCGCTTCTTGGTCTTCTTCTTCTGTGGTGTCATTGATAGTTTCCAAATTATGTGGTCTTTATCACAATCCAAAACATACGGACATGCCCCATTCCCGACCCTCTTTGCTATCAGATCACATCCATCACAGCCACCGAGCCGTTCTTCTGGAGCAGACTTATATCGCTGATCATCAATCCACCGTTTCTTGGTCTTCTTCTTCTGCGGTAGGGTGAAGGTCGGTTCCTTCTCCCTCAATTTACGACGGAGGCTGTTGTTTTCTTCTTTCAACCTTCTGATGTTAACGCAATCTGTTTCGCCGACATGCCTACAAGTCAACAGGTGCTTGATGTCGTCGTACTTGACCCACTCGCCGAAGCAGTCATGAGTCATTCCATACCTTCCGTCAGTCCGTATCCTGTATCTCTTCATCCCTCTGCCTCCACTGCGTCAATCGCATCCTGTAACCTGATCCACTCTTCACCTTCTTCAAACTTCCCCTCGATGTGCGATGGTACATGATTCAGGTTCTTGACGATCTGCTCTATAACCGGCTTGACAATTGCATCTTCTAACTGTCCCATCGAAAGCCTGCTATCGTCATCGCTACTATTGCCACTATAAATATTATCATGATATCTCCTTATCACTTACTAAAATGCATTCTCCTCGCATAAAACCACGTTCGCAATTCTTCCAAACCGAGCGGGCGCTTTGACCGTTGTTTAATGTAGATATAGATTGCATGATACCAGTGTATTCGTCCGCTGATCTTCTCAAGTGTCCCTGATTTATTCATGTGAATATATAAATCACTTCCAATCATAGTAATCTCTCCGGTCATCCTCATCTCCTTATTATGTTATGCGATACCGATCATTTCGGGTCGGTTGTCAAATCGTTTATACCGTATTTTAGGCGTATCCAGTTGATAATAACTACATTGGCGCCATCACAATGTTCTTTGGAAATATACTTCCGTACTTGTTCTAATACAAACTTTGTATTCATTTTCTTATCAACATCGACCTCAATGCTTCCCCATCCTCTAGGGATATTGTACACCACATGGTATTTATACCCTTTCATCACATCTCCCTCCTGTATATCATCAATGACACTCACACAGTCCGCCGTTGTATGCATACGGCCCATCCTGACCTCTTGGGTCGTAGCTGTTATAATGTTCGCCAGGAGTCCCATACCATCCGTCACCATCCCCGCAACAGTCACAGACCTGAACGTCATTCATGTCTGATTCGATCAGGCCGAGGTAGTTATCAAGCCAAGCCTCGGGGCCTATCTCGTCAAGTTCCTCAAGTTTTGATTGTTCAAGCTGGTGTAGATTCAAAAACCCGCTATTGTCACACCGTGTACATGTCATATCACTCACCCCCTGTTTGATTCAAAGCTATCTTATCAGCATGACGGTTACGGCGGGTCATCTGCTGTTTGATCCGCTTGGACGCCCTGGCAAGGTAGCAATATACATGCCTTGCACAAACAGCGTCCCATTCATCCCCACCCTTCAGCTTTTCACGGTGTCCCATCATGACGATTCCCCCTGTATAAAGATGCCGCACTTTCACGGCAGTCAGGTCATGTTATCGTAATTCATCAGGTACATTTCCTAACCCTCAATTCAACGCTTACGACCGCGCGCCTCGCTTATCCGTATTCGCTTCGGACGCCATCATGTACGGACGGCGAATAACAGGGGTGGGATTCGAACCCACGTCGAAACGGCTTATGATACCGTGCTGGTATCCAACTCCAGTCACCCTGTTGTAATGACTCCGGGACGAATCACCGTGAGCCGGCGGTATTAACCCGCTTGCATCAAATCACCTCCTTTTTACATCCATTCTATAACGTCTGGCCATGTCATTTCTATCGACTTCTTTATTATCGATTTATATTCCTTTCTGGTAACATTACTGATAATACCTGCACCGTATTTTTGCTGATATTGTTCATCCTTGATCAATATGCAAATCAAAGCCGTTACCGACTCACTCAGATTTAACTTGATCTTTTCAACATCACGGTCAAGGCATATTGGATGCCCTGCCATTCCTATCTTATGCCTCGGTATTGGCTTGATCATCTTGTTTATATCCACAATCACCCCCTAATATTCTGTTATCTCTAAATTTTTATTGAATCGCATATCTCGCCCAAAAGTAGATTCAAACTTGCCCAATATTCCAAAGCCATCTTCCTGTAAATCTCTCATGTATCCATCAACTATTATGGTCGTATAGTAAGGATATACCTTACATAAGTGAGATCCTTCAAATCGGTCATGCCTATAATTATGCTTGATAAAATCATATAGTTGCTGGAAGGATGGCATTACGCCACCACTTCCCAGAATCGGTAGTTGCCTGAGAAAAGGATTCTTGATCCACGATCATTGGAAATAACGTCACAAGCCATTCCGTCGTTCAGATCCTGACCATTAAGGTCAAACTTCCAATTTCCCCATTCCGGCTCGGCAATGCTTCTAATCTGTTTTGCTGTTTTTGCTGTCTCTTCGGTTAACATAATCATCTTTGCTCTCCTTAACTATCTATATATTACACCCCACACGGTATACTGTCAACACTTATTTTACTTTATTTTACGATACTTATTTATTCTTTTTATACTTGACAGACCACCATCAAAGGTATAATATAAAGGGGAGTTTAAGGAGATAAACATGGTAAAGACAAGCAAGATGATCGAGTTTATGGGCGTGACGATGGAGATCAGGGAAACCCCTGGCGGTGGATACTGTCACGAAGGCATAGAAATCCTGGTTGATGGCGTGGACATATTCGCCATTCTCGACACGCAAAGCACTGGCAGGAATATCCTTGAAACAATGTTCCAACTTGCCGAGCGCTCTGATAAGGATGGTAACGGTGAAGATTAACGAACGATTGATAGAGGTGCAGGCTGCTCTGCACGCTCCGAAGAACCAGAGCAAACAAGGGCTTCATTACAAATACCGTAATTGTGACGCAATCCTGGAAGCTGTCAAGCCGTTGTGTAAGGAGCAGGGGCTATTACTTACCCTGTCCGACTCAATCGAGGCACACGCTACCAGGGTATATGTCAAGGCTACGGCAACTGTTTCTGACGGTGAAAACACTGTATCAGTGTCGGCATTTGCCCGTGAAACGCTATCCCGAAGCGGCCTTGATGACGCTCAAGTCACTGGTGGAGCCTCCTCATATGCTCGCAAGTATGCACTTTCAGGACTATTTTGTATCGATAATACCGATGATCCTGACGGCATGGACAACAGCAAGCCAAAGCCGGAGCCGAAAAAGAACCCGGCAAAGGATAAGCCCCCGACGCAAACACAGCTTGATTATGAGGTTGCCTATCAGGAGTGCATTAATCTTTCTGACCTGCAAAAACGCTATCAGATTGATTATAAGGAAAACCCTGCTGACCGTGGCGACATGGAAAAGGCAAAAAACATCCGCAAAAAGGAATTAAGCAATGGATAATCTACAAGACATCATCCATCCCGAAGAGATCCGCGAAGGATTCACAGTTGACAGCGCAGACAAGGCTGATTGGGCCATCTCTAAAGCCGTATCAGCACAGGCTGAAATTGACAAGCTCAATGATCTTCATGATGAATACGTGGCACGCATCGCCCTGTGGTATCAGTCGGCGATCAAGGAACACAAATCGACTATCGAATACATGGAATCCCTGGTCAAGCCCTGGTTGCAAGCCGAGCTTGTGGACAGTAAGAAGCGGTCAATATCATTACCATCAGGCGTTGCTGGTCTGCGTAAACTACAGCCGAAACTTGAGGTAATCGACGAAAAGTTAGCCCTTGAATCATGCCGTGCATCTCACCCCGAAGCGATCAAGGAAAGCCTAAGAAAGTCAGCGTTGAATGATATCCTGAAAGCTGGCGAGCTGGTTGACGGTTGCACGGTGTCGCCTGCTGATAACGCTTTTTACATCAAAGGAGCGAAATAGTGAGCCTAAGCCCAGTATTTAAATCGATACTCAAGCAGATGTCTCCACCATCTAACGACTATATCGTGCTCGAGAATCTGGCAAAAAGCCTACATGATGCAATCGATCAAGTGGAAACTATCGGCGCAAAGGATGCACTGCACCGTACCGCCAAACTACTATTATCGAAGGCCCTTGAGCTGTGAAGATCCTGATCACCGGCCCCGGCGCTTATCTGTCGGAGTCGAAGGATTCACCCGAAGTTGGCAAGTATTACCACATGGAAGATGCTGCCGGTGGTACTCAAGCACAGAATCGATTCTTTCACTTGCTTGTCAGTGAGTGGGAGAAATCCGGCTGTTGCTCATGGGATACCGATATCAAAGAGCATGTCAAGAAATCATACGGTCAGGGCTTCGATGCCTATCTATACTGGAATGGCTCGAAACTCCGCAAGGTCAAGACCCGTGAAGAGATCCCCGAAGGTATCCGTGAGGATCGTGATATGTGCTTCGGCAAGCTCAAGAGCTGGTCTGAGTACACACTGAAACAACGCCGTGACTGCATCGATCAGCTGATACGGGTGATGATTGTGAGCGGTGTGAACTCGAAGCGGTTTGAAGAGATATCGGAGGATTTTTATGACCGTTAAAAAAGCACTATTCAATTACCTCGAAAAGCTATCCCCAGGCGCTACATTCAACGGCGAATATCTGGCGGTAATCGTCAACAGCGTAACCGGTCGCAAGCCCTACCCAGCTACATGCCTCCGCTACCTCCGTGAATGGCGTTCGGTTGATGGTCGATCAGTGCCGAATGTGAGCAAGCGGAAGAGCCTTTATGAGATTAAGGAGTCATGAATGGATGTTGAATGGTTTTATTGTCACGATTGCGGTTATGAAAACTATAATATATATGTGAAATATTCACACGCAGTTGCCAATGGAGATGTATATATTTGTCCATTGTGCGGTGAAGAATCTATGTCAGTGGAAGTGGGGGAATGTGAATGAAAGAAACCTTTTCCATCAAACGAATGAAATCTCAAGAGGCTTACGAGTGGATACTGAAAAAACATTATGCCCATCGTATCCCGTCAATAGCAACAGGTCACTGCTTTGGGTTGTATGATGTTGATAAACTAGTCGGAGTTTGTACATTCGGCGCGCCAGCAAGTCGGAACCTGTGTATCGGCATATGTGGAGAAGAATTCTCATGGGCTGTAAAAGAACTAAACAGGCTGTGTGTTGATTCAGATGAAATAAATATTACGTCATGGTTCGTGTCAAAATGTTTGTCCTATCTCAGGACTGCGACTATTATTGTTTCATACGCTGATACTTCTATGGGACACATAGGCAAAATATATCAGGCTTGTAATTTCCTATTTACTGGAACAACGAAAGAGCGTACAGATATAGGTTCAGGCGAAGGAAAGCACTCTAGACACTACGACAAAGGGCAAGATTATTCTAAAAACAGGGAACAGCGATCAGCAAAACACCGATATGTATATTTCTGTGGATCAAAAAAAGAGAGAAAACGGTTTCAGAATGCTTTAAAATATCCTATCCTTGAATACCCTAAAGGCGAAACGCAACGATACGATGCCAGCTACAAAACGACATCTCAAGGGATATTGTTTTAATGCTTGATAGTTTCAGTGTGGCGACTGAAAGTTTATATAAGTTTTCCGGTCTATGGCTTTACATTTTATACAAATTATAATAATATGGTCATAGATCTTTATAATAGAAGGAGCTTATGAAAACAGAAGTTATAATGAAACGTGAATTGTTCGGTCGTGAGATAAGGCAGAAAAGTAAATCTGAATTATTCTCTGCTACCGATCTTGTAAACGCTGGTAATAGATGGCGAATTATAAACAATCTATCTATATTCAACTTGTCTTCATTCCTGAATCTTGACAAGACAACTGAGTTTGTCAAACAGCTTGAGAATGAATACGGCCAGATCGTGATTAAAGGCCGTGGTAGGTCATCGACAACGTGGGTTCATCCATTCCTATTTATTGATATTGCATTGGCACTCGATCCTAAACTCAAAATAGAAGTCTATAAATGGCTGTACGATCATCTATTGAAATATCGTAATGAGTCGGGTGATTCATACAAGAAAATGGCGGGAGCTATAGCATGCAATACCCCTTCAAAAAACGTTGTCAATAAGATTAGGGAAACAGCCAAACAGATCAAAGATAAACTTGATGTTAAATCATGGGAAGAAGCATCGGAGGAACAGCTCAGGCAGAGAGATAAAATCCATGAAAAGATTGCTGACTTCGCCGACGTTATCCCTGTAGATGACGCAATCAGAATAGCATTCAAGAAGGTTATCAATGGCTGAAGTAACTTGAATATAATAAAAACCTGTCATCTGTAAATGAAGTCCATAAGTGCGATAGGAGGAGTTGAATGCGTAATCTATATCATGGCGAATGTTTGGCAATAATGGATAAATTGATAGCTGATGGCGTCAAGGTTGATGCAATCATAACCGACCCGCCATACGGTACTACATCCTGCAAATGGGATTCTGTCATTCCTTTTGATGAAATGTGGCAAAGAGTAAAACAACTAAGGAAAGACAGAACTCCAATAGTATTATTCGGCAGTGAACCGTTTAGTAGTGTTTTGAGAATGTCAAATATTAAAGAGTACAAATATGATTGGAAATGGATTAAAGATCATGGCTCTAATTTTGGAGTTGCTAAATATAGACCCATTAACATTAGCGAAGATATAATTATTTTCTCTTTAAAAACAATAAGCTATAATCCACAAATGAGAATTGCAGATAAAAAATCAAACAAGGGTGGAAAGAATAAAATTAAAAAAACAAGCGTTTACGGCAATAACGGGTTTAAAAACAGTTATAGGGATACAAAAATAAAATTTCCTATAAACACAATTAATTTTAATACTCCAAAACACAATGATAAAAAAAACGGTTCTTTACACCCAACGCAAAAAAACGTTGACTTAATGGAATACCTGATCAAGACATACACCAATGAAAATGAAACAGTTTTAGATTTCACCATGGGAAGCGGAACAACCGGCGTTGCATGTGTTAATCTCAATAGGAACTTTATCGGCATCGAGCTTGACGCTGAATACTTCAAGATAGCAGAGAAGCGCATTGCTGAAGCCACGCGAAACCAGCAAGGCAATCTATTTTAATGCTTGATAGTTTCAGTGTGGCGTGGTAGTATATATGCAGGTTTCAAGCGTTCTACCCGTTTGGAAGCACATCGACAAGGCCATATTATGCAGGTGGTATTCTTCGGAATACGGTAGACGCCTGCATCGTGTGGCCTTTTTCTATGGAGTAAGTATGAGAAATCATTCTGTTTTTATCCCTCAAGAAATCTGGGAGTTGCCTATAAATATTGAGCAACGCATAATATTATCTGCTATAAACTATTACCACAAAAGAGATGGCCAGTGCATATTGTCAAATCAATATTTTGCTGATGAAATCGGAAAAAGTACACAAAGAGTGTCAAGTCTTATTCATTCACTTGAAGAAGAACATTATATTTCTATAAAAACAATGATAGTTGATCCCCCATGCTGGAAAACAGAATACCAGATTTCTACCGTACGGGAATTGAAAATATTACTTACACAAGCATTTACTACTGAATCTTTGTCTGTTTCTCAGAACCCTCTGGTAATGGCATACAATAAAGCTATCAGAAAATGTTCCCCTAACGGGTCAGCATATATTGAAGGCGTTTTGACTTTAGGGGCAATGAAGGCCAGTCATATTGTTGATGGTAAGTATGATTTTATATCAGTAGCAGGCAAAACATTTCTACATTCTAAGCCGTCATTCATAGCGCTTGAAAGCATACCAAGAGCCAAAGACTATAAGACTCATTCTATTGATAGAAATAAATCTGTCGAAGAAATGCGGGCGGGTTTATAAATGGCTGACCGTAGAATGTTGAGCTTGAAGATTATCAACTCTGCCAAGTTCCTAAAGATGCCGATTGATGCACAGAATCTATATTTCCACCTTGCTATTCGTGCAGACGACGACGGTATTGTCGAGGCATTTTCAGCAATGCGATTGATTGGAAGTGCTGAAGACAATCTGAAGATACTTGATGCAAAGGGATTCGTTAGGGTATTGAATGAGGATCTTGTCACATACATCACCGATTGGCTTGAACACAACAAGCTAAGAGCCGACCGGAAGGTTGACAGCATATACCAGAATCTACTTGTTGAGATCCTTCCCGATGTTGAATTACTTGACCCAAAGGACAGAGCGGACAGACCTAAACAGCTTGGGACGTCCCATGGACAACCAGATGTCAGCGTAAGAGAGGTTAAGATAAGTAAGGTTAATACAGTTAAGGATAAAGAAGAGTCACCCGAGTACGACCGCCTCGCTACTTTACTAATGGAACTGCATCAAGTAGGTGACCCTGCGTTCACCAAGTCTGATGCTATACTCACAAGCTGGGCAAGGTCGTTTAGATTGCTACATACTCATGACAACCGGCCGCTTGATGAGATAGAAAAAGTATTGCGCTGGGCAAAAAAGCCAGATGGATTTTGGTTTGCAAATATAATATCAGGAAGCAAGTTCCGAACTAAGTATGATACACTGAGACCGCACGTAATTAAGGCACCGACTGCTGATGTTGTGACAGACTACAAAAAAGGATGGTAGAGATGACAAAGCACTGTAACGACCACGGCGACTACGAAGTTTTAGCCGGCACGTTCATGGGAATCGAGGTTGAATGCCGATGTCCTGGTTGCGTAGAGGAAGCACTGGCAGATAAGGCTATCAAGCTGGTTGCGGCTGACAAGGCTGATAATGAGGCACGTATCCGCATTTTAATTGTTCAAGCGAACATCCCGGATAGGTTTAAATCTTCAAGCCTGTACAACTACGAGGCAACCACAGGCGAACAAAAGCAAGCACTTGAGGTATGCAATCATTACGCTGATGCCATACATCACAAGTCCGGTGACGCGCTGTTTCTACTCGGTAACTACGGGACGGGGAAAACTCACCTTGCTATCGGGATATTAAACCGTGTTCTGCGTCATGGGATATCAGGGATATACACCGAAACACTGCAAATGATACGCGACATCAGGTCGTCGTATACGGATCACTCGAAGTCAGAGCAGGGCATGATTGACAAACATGTGTATACCAAACTGCTGGTATTGGACGAACTAGGAGTTCAATTCGGTACGGAAGCGGAGCGGATCTTGCTGTTTGAGGTGTTAAACGGCAGATACAAACTGGATAAGCCGACAATCATTATCTCAAACCTTGCCGTATCGGACGTTACCAAGTACCTTGGCGACCGTATTTATGATCGGTTAAGGTCTGGTAATAGTCAGCTTGTCGTGATGGAATGGGAATCATATCGAAGGAGAGAAGAATGAAAGATCCGTGTGAAGGTTGTACGTTTGCCCCGTTTGATATCGACCGTATGTCATGCGTACAGTGCAATAATTTTTATACAAAGGTTGAAGCAATGGATACATGTAATGAGAAGCAGAAAGTTACTGATATCACTGATGGGATGCCTCAGAAGATTGCCGAACTAATATGTCTTGCGTGCCACTATAGAGCTATTAATGTTTGGCCTGCAAGTATGCCAATGAAAACACTTGTCTGTGATGAATGCAAACAAGTTGGATTGATGATAAATACAGGAGAGATGATAGATGATGAATAAAAGAATACAGGAAGCGTTTGAGAAGTGGTTCAATGAAGACTGTGATGTGACTGAGCATAAAGATCAATTCGAAAAGTGCTACCTCGCCGCCCTGCCGAAGTGGGTGAGTGTTGAGGATCGGTTGCCGACCAATGATGACAGAGTTTTAGTTTACCCACCACCGAATCCAGATTATGACGTACTCACAGCTTCATATTGTTGCTATACAACACATAAGTGGTATTACTCAGGAACACACGAAAACTTTTACCCTAAAGTCACCCACTGGCAACCGCTACCACCCGTACCAGAGGAAGGAGAGAAGAATGAAAGATCCGTGTGAAGGTTGTACGTTTGCCCCGTTTGATATCGACCGTATGTCATGCGTACAGTGCAATAATTTTTATACAAAGGTTGAAGCAATAGAACTACGCCATGAAACTGGAAAGAAAAAGGAGAGAAAGGGATGAATGATATAGCAGGATTTAGGCTGTGCAAGCTGTCAGATTATGAGCTGACAAGGCGTGTTGATGCTGAGTGTGATCAGATGTACCAAACAGGCAGGATTCCAGATCGACAGATACCAGCACGACCGGAACAGGATTTCGACTTAATGCTTGGTGAATTGCTGATTCGGTTTCAAGCATATATCGAGGGAGAGAATGATGAATAAAAGAATACAGGAAGCGTTTGAGAAGTGGTTCTGTGAGATGACAAGCGACAAGGAAATATCCTTTGTGCAGGATTCTCGCGGGATGATGGAAAAAATGGGACGTGATCTTGATATTATGGATGTCAGCAAACTACAAGGATTCTACGCTGGCTACCTCGCCGCCCTGCCGAAGTGGGTGAGTGTTGAGGATCAATTACCAGTTCTTCGCGATGGTGTCGCATGTGCCAGATTTTTGACGATACCGATCACGGGAGAAGGGCCGGTTATTATGCTGTACTTTGCTGATGATCAGAGATGGTCACAATTCAGCGATGATACTCAGATGGTCACCCACTGGCAACCACTACCACCCGTACCAGTGGAAGGAGATGAATGATGAGTAAATGCGAGATGACCGTTGAACATCACGGACACCAGAAGCAACCGTGCAATCATGAGGCTAAGACTGGACAGAAGTATTGTGTTAAGTGCTTGCGAGGCATCAACAGAATATCACCACCGAAACCGATACAATTTGGAGAAAATACATGAGTGATGAAAAGATTTTTTGTGGCAGTGGAAAGGCCTTCACGTTTCAGAACGGCGGTTCAAAGATAGGCGTTATGCTTGACATGGACATGCTGTCGAAGCACTTCAAGGAACACGGATTCACCACGCAGAACGGAAAACGCATGATGAAAATAGACGTTACTGAAAAGCGTGAGGTTGATCAGTACGGCAAGACGCATATGGTAACGCTGGATACCTGGAAGCCGGACAGTCAGCAGCAAGGAAATCATCAGGCACCACCTCAGAAAGCCGCGCGAGGATCGAGCTTTGATGACGGTGACCCGAACAGCGACATCCCATTTTAGGGTAAATAGGCCATATCCGCACCAGTGAGAAACTATTTTCTCGGCTGGTAGCGGGTAGACCATCAAATATCGTACAGCCCTTGACGTTTACCTGTTCAAGCATTACAATTTGTCTTAAGGAGTATTAAATGCCGTCAACAAGCTTTTCGTTTAATGAGGAATTGAAGATTAGGACAGAGAAATGCCTGAAAGGGAATCAATCGCTGTCACAATTCGCCGCTGTTGCAATGGAAGAGAAAGTTTCGAGAATGGAGACACGGGATAAGCGGTCACGCCGTCAATTACTGATGTCAGATTTCAGGCGGTTAATGGAAGTGATTGCCGATAACAAAGATGAGTTTCGTGAGGCTATTCGATGACCTGCCCCAAATGCGGAGGCACTCGCTCAACGTGCTACGTCTGCCACGGCTCAGCAATAACGGCTGATCAGATGCGGTATTACACCCAGGGTATCGACATCAGGAACTGGCGCACGTCGAACAACTACAACATCCCTGATGTATCGAACCTGTTGAACATCTCGACCAAGGCGATATTTGACGCAGAGAATGGTGTCGGTGAGAATGATTATGTAGTGAAGGCGATAAGGAGGGCGTGTGAATGAAAATCCTCATAGCCTGTGAAGAGAGTCAAGTCGTTTGTGCTGCATTCCGCAAGCTGGGGCATGATGCTTTTAGTTGCGATATTCAAGAGTGCAGTGGTGGGCATCCTGAATGGCACATTGAGGGCGATGCGCTAAATGAAGCTTATAGCGGAAAGTATGAAATGATGATAGGTCACCCACCATGCACCTACATATCCTATGCCGGGACAAGACACTGGAATAATCCAGGCAGGCTTGCGCTAAGGCTTGAGGCTTTGCAATTCTTTGCAGACCTATGGAATGCCCCAATAGACAAGATATGCCTTGAGAATCCCAAAGGGTGCGCTTCCCCCACGATTGCCAAGTATAGCCAATCAATTCAGCCTTATTATTTTGGAGACAGCGAGATGAAAACAACATGGCTATGGATCAAAAACCTTCCACTACTTATTCATTCTGAAACGGAGGATCTGTTCTTTGAGAAAACTCATGTTGCTAAACCAGAGCCGCATAGCATCTTATCATCTGGCAAGAAGACATATTTTTGTGATGGCAAAACGAGAAGTGCCAAGGTCAGAAGCAAAACCTTTCAAGGCATAGCTGATGCAATGGCTGATCAATGGGGGAGTCTATGAAACGTGATCTTGACATCCTCGAAATAATGGACATGGCGACACCGTGCCAATGTGCCGTGTGTGGTAAGCAACTGACATGGTTCCCTGAGAAAGGCTACTATGGCGATCATGCCCATCTACTGAACAACACACGACCCCACCGGATATATTACGGTGAGGCGCTCATATCATCGCCACACAACGGCTTGAAGGTCTGCTCTGACAACAACAACAAATGCAACAATCAGATCGGCATTAACCGTGGATCTCGCCCCCTGCTCGCTGATGATATCGCTGTGAGGATTCGCAGGCTGGACGCTGACGATGAGTGAAGCTGAACTTCAAGCACAGTGCAACGCCTACCTCCGAACGATAGGCGCTCACTTTATCCACATCGAAGCTGGTCGTGGTCGTGGTAATCGCTATATCCATGTCGGTGGTGTTCCAGATATTTTAATATATTACCGTGGAAAGCACGTCCTGGTTGAACTGAAAACACCAAGAGGAACACTGCATGATATCCAGGTAAAAGAGTTTCCAAAGTTTGAAGCACAGGGCTTTCCGGTATTCATTGTTCGTTCATTGGGTGAATTTACTTTACTTATCAACCGATTATTTACTTGACATACTACCTTGCATAGTTTAATATAAGCATAGGAGAGTGATATGCTAAAACTTAAATCAAAGAAAATCAATGCTGTGGTCGTCGATACCGAGACTATGGGCAAGGATGCAAAGACTATCAGGGTAATAGATAACAGCTTTACCCAGCTTCAGGTTGCCCAGTTGATGAACACTGCTCAGGGCGTTTACGGTCGGCTTGAGCTTGGCACTATCAAGTGGAACCAGGCGTATGTCGATTCCTTCAACAAGGCCATCAAGTTTCTTGCCGAGGCCCGTGATGCCTAAACCTGACTATACCGGCTTGCTGGTAGCTGGCGAGAAAGCCATGAGGGAAAAGCTGTATGCTGATGCACACGGTCGAGGTTACGAGGATGTGCCGCTTTACTATGCCTTTCATAGCATGCTTGAGGAAGTCGATAAGGTAAAGGCTGAGTTTCGCAAGCGTGGTCAGATAGATAGCCCAGTAAGGTCTAATTTTACTGAGATGCGTAAAGAGTTTGCAGACACTTGTATTTTCGCATTTATGGGAATATTGGAATGTGATCGTCAGATAGAGAAAGGGAGATCATGATGGAATGGTGGCACTGGTTATTGATAGCGGTGGTTTTATGGGATGGTGCTTATGTGCCATGTCACGTATTGAGAGCGATATGGAGGATCAGCGTGATGGCAAGCATTGATATGGCAGAATGGCGAACGGCTGTTGTCATAATCGCATCTGCTTTCATTGTGGTGGCGCTGATACTTGCCGGTGATAAGTCACGATCCAACGCCGATGCTAAGAATAGAGTCGGGCCTATCCTGAGGCTTATTGTAGGCCTTGTTGCTGGTATCGGTATTATTGGTCTGATGCAGTGGTTGGGCTACGAGTTTACAGGGATGTCGTTTGACTTCTTTATGGGGGAGAAATAAATGGATTATAAAATAGAGAAAGGAATTCCGTTGCCAGTTTCCCAGCGCTGTAAATGGGCAGCTACGATTTCAGATATGGAAATAGGTGATTCAATATTGCTGAGCCTAAAAGATGCCGTAACATTTGCCGGTGCTGTTTACAGAATTAACCCTGGGTTTAACATTACCAGGAGAAAGCAGCCAGACGGTAATACTCGGATATGGGCTATCAAGTAATTACTTTTGATTCCACTTTGTCGCGACCTTTTCAGCTGATCTTCCCACTACATACCCGCCAATTCCGATCTTGAGTACACCCCATATTTCGGGTGACAGTGCAATCGGGAATATACCAAACTGATTAACCAGGATTATCGCCACAAATATCAGCATGGTAATTGGTCGCCAGGATCTTTGAAGCCATGAATCACCCTGGGCCTCGGCGATTATTACCCCGGCCTGGGCCTGCTTAACCTTGCTTTCGATTTCAAGCACTTTGGATTCCAGCTCTGCCTGCTTATCTGGGCTTAACTCAGCACCCTTGATTGCTGTCCTGAGATCCACCGCAAGCGAGCCGGCGCCTTCCATAGCACCCTTGATTGTATCGCCTGATGGTGTGAATAGTTTCGCTAACTTTTCAAACATGACTACGCCGTGTCAGCTTTTATCTTGCCAATTGCGGTTGCAATAGTACCGATTACGTTCAACACGATACCGACAATATCATTGATATAACTGGCATCTTTACCGCCAAACCACAGCAACGCGCTACCTGCTGCTATTCCTACTACTCCACCAATTACCATCCATTGTTTCTTGTCCATGATTTTCTCCTATGCTTCAAATAAAACGTGTATATAATTACCATATCCCGAGTCAAACCCCTTGGCGATAACTTCACCCTGGGCCGATCGGTTCCAAAATATATCATAATATGCGTCTGTGATATGCCGGTTCTCAGGAACAACATCGAATGCAAGGTGTAGTTTTTTTTCTGATCGCAGGTATAAAGGATCCGCATAGCCGGTTGTAATCAACAGCTCAGTACCGAACAGATCTGCATCGATGAACCAAGCAAGCTGCCGAGGCGCTGACATCACAACACCTGATTCGATATCGCGCTGATGATAGACATGCTGAATCTTGCCGTGGATGCAATCGATGTGCAGATGATTGCCGTGAGATGCACCAGTATCGCCCATGCAACCCACGAGATCGCCGGTACTGATAGTCTCGCCGATCCCGATTACAGGGATTGTTTCAAGGTGTGCATATCTGACGGTGTACTTCAAACGGGAATCCCTCGCATATATGACAAGCCCATTAAGATGAGAACCGCAATTGATACGCCGATGCTGACAACCACGCCCCAATTTGTACGGCCTTTAATCAGCGTGTCAAGTTTTTCCTCAATGCGGATAACCCTGGTCTGTAGCCCTTCCTGTCCGTTGCCTTTCAGGATGTGTTCGATGTCCACTATTCTGCTTTCCTCTGAGCACTTGAATGTCCCGTCTCGTCGTTCGCTCCCGTCATAAACTGAACTGTCCATCTTCATTCCTTTGAAGTATTTTGATTCATATTTCGGCATTTTAAATCCTTTATAATTTACCCTGTCAATGATCTTCCATAAGGAAATGATAGAGAGAAGCCGAACCGGTAGACTCTCAACTCATCATTAAACGTATCAAAATAAGCAATATCTGTTCCGTTCAGTGACCCAAGTGCAGGGAATCCAACTGAGGTCAATCCCGTTTGCCCTGCATCGGTTGTTTGTGCCCATGATGAACCATCAAATCTATAGATTCTCAATTGATCATTAGTCGCATCAATAAAAGCAATGTCCGTCTCATTTAATGCTGTAATTGATGGATAAGTTATTGTACCAAGATTTAGATCACTCCCGACTTGTGCCCAGTCTGTGCCATCAAATCTATAAGTTCTTAAATCTGCATTGGTCTCGTCTATAAAAGCAATATCAGTTTCGTTTAATGCTGTAATTGAAGGATTATTAACACTTGATATATTAAGGTCATTTCCTAATTGTGAAAATGTAGTACCCCCAAATCTATAAGTTCTGAGGTCATCATTAGCATCGTCAATATACGCAATGTCCGTACCATTTAATGCTGTGATTGAGGGATCTACAGCACTGGTAACTGACGTATCACTCCCGACTTGTGCCCAGTCTGTGCCATCAAATCTATATACCCTAAGAACGTCACTATTCCCATCAACCCACGCGATATCTGTAGAATTCAACCCTGTCACATCAGGAGTGGCACCTGTTGTTGTAAGCCTATTTCCAACAATTGCCCATGAAGTACCATCAAACCGA